GTTTGCAGACTTCGCCTGCATCCTCTCCAGAAGGGAAAGAGTCTCTTTGTATTTACGGTTAAGTACGTCAGCTTCATAGCCTACGAACTTCTGTTCACGTTTCCAATCCTGCATAGTCTTCGGCATCTCTCTACCGAGCTTTGCAATATTGGCCATAGTCTTTTCTAAATCTTTGGTAAGTCGGGTGGAGTAATCCGCCATCCCGACCTTAAATTCGATTTTCTTTTCCATAGACGGATTACCCTCCCTTCATTACCTCTTCAAGTTCCTTGTCAAAATCGGGGTTCTCGAATGATGTATTTGATGTACCATCTGGAGTAGATTCCCCTCCGATGTTACCGAGCCTGTCGCTCATTACTTTATAGTCTTCCAGAATCCATATTAACTGCTCTTGGGTGTGAGACAAAACACCATCAGAAAAAGGCGACAAGCCAAGGATTCTGCCCGCTTGGACGAGAACCTTGGCTTTAAATAAATCATGAGTCTTCTTTTCCGTCTCCTCCGATATCATTTCCTCGAAAAAAGTTGGCTTTTTCAAGCCATTGGTTGTAGATAGTAACGACAACAGAAGATGGGAGTATAGTAATGTCTTTCGCCCATGATGGGTGATTTTCACAAAGCACCTGTACCATGGAATAGGCATTTATAATGAAGGTGCTAAGATTATCAAATGTTTTTGGATCCGCCCCATCTCTCAACTTCGCTTCGCATACAGATCGCTTAATTTGATCCATTATTGACGGTTTCCGAAATACAAATTTCCCGCAATACCTGACGCCCTCATCCTCCATGTCAATGTCGATGTCGATAGTCGCCTTTGTTCCTGCGGCGATGTAAGCGAAAGCGTCCACCACCTTAATATCATCTGGCATATTCTTATCTCCTTTCTAGTTTAAAATTTATACACCAGTTGGCAGTATTGGAGTACCAACGGACTGCATGATAACCCTCAAAGCGACAAGTGATGCCCTTGAACCAACGAACGCATTGGCAGTAATAGTAATGTCACTCGAAGAAAGAGTACAACCTTGACATACGCCTACTGTTTGCTGGCTCTGCTTGTCGATCACCTCTACATCAATCAGGTCTACTGTTAAGATGCCGTTGGACGATACATCAATATTTGCTGCGGCACCCGAAATGTTTTTCCTGATATAAAATTTATCAAGCTCTATCGTACCCGTCCATTTTTGAGGTACGTTCTCCGCAGGTAAAATGTCGCCAATCACATGCGCTGGTTCAACTCCGAAGTCCTGTCTTATAGACATACTCCGCGCTGAGCCAATAGTCATTCCGCCCATCTTTAAACTAATTTGCTGACCGGTAAGGAACATATTATCCATGTGTCATATCCTCCTTACACCGTTATTGAAGCAGGTATGAAACTCGCCTCAATGGTGATGTAGTCTATTTCGGTAACGGGGTGGCAATCAACAGTACATTGCGCCCAATTAAGACCATCATAATTGATAATCAAATTCTCGTAAGACGGCCCGATCTTTCCGTCAATGACGGTATTGGTCAAACACCCATCAGGGTTCTGATTCGTCCTTGTAAGTAGGTCAAGCTTAGACTTCAAGGCATTTCTCAGGCTGACGATATCTGTAACATCCCCTGCTTTCCCGATATACGGCTTTGCAGAAGCAGAAAGCTCATCTGCAACTTGGTCTGCAATTCTGCCACCCTGCAACGAGCGGTATGTTACGTTTGCATCCTTCTGGTAAGTTGAAATCGCTTGTACGATAATATAAATCCCATCTTCCTGTACGAATTGGAGCGGAGTTACTCCGGCATCAAGCAATGTTTCAAGCTCATCGTCGTTATAGTATTTAGTAAGACCCTGGACCTTAATGGTCTTATGCGTAAGAGGTGTCACAGGGTCGGTTCCGCCAAACATACCGATTTCGATAGCGGCAGCAAATACAGGATCCAAATTATCAAGATTCCCTGTCTGCAAATTCCATCTCATTATTCCCGGAGATACCAGGTTACCTCTAGCGTCACCAAGACTAACAGCACGAGTAACGGTCTTGGCAATAGTATCTGCCGTGAGTCCACCACAGAACAACCTGCGGCGTTTACCTACTTTCAAGTCCGACATCAAATCACAATGCTGTTGACCAGCGGCATGAATAGAAGCGGAATCAGAACCAACCCAAACGCCTTTGATATCGCGGATATTTTCCAAAGTAGCAAGGGAATTTATCCAATCGTTATTTGTTACAGCCGCGCCCTCAGTCCCGCCAGTCATGCTCACATACGCATACGTAGACACAGAACCTATAGGTGATACACCTAGGGTTGCGTTAAGCAGTGCTGAATAGTTATTGAGTGCATTATAAATTGCACCTACATTTGCGGTAACCGTATACTCTGCGGTTTTAATATTTTGATGCGTTATGGTGTCAAGCAATGCAGTCGGCAAATCTTGATCAGAATATCCCAAAGCAGTACATATGATATCTGGATTTCCGTCAAGTGTGGTCACCAAATTCTTGGTCAACAGCATATTCGTATTTGCAAGAGAATATTCAACCAAAGTTGACCACGCTTGGTTGTCGGTTGATGTCTCAATAGTAACAGTCTCCGCCGACTTATTAAGAGACATCCTGCAATAACCAACAGAGCCCACATATTGAATATCAAACATCGGCCCGAGGTTATCGAATGTCTCCTGAATGTCGTCTACTTGGTGCTGAATCGTCATCTTCACGCCAGCATATGTAGCGGCCTCAATTTTATGGCGAATAAAATTTGTATCTTCTCCCCAATCGACGGAAACTAAATTCAATTGTGAACTGATAGTCCCAGTCGCTTGTATTGCGTTGTTTACCCTTACGAGTACAACATCACCGGCACCGGGGACATCCGTGCTTGGGTCATAAGCTAACTCACATCCAGTATACAGGTCTCCGCCTCTACACATTGCAACCGCTTCGCGTAAAGAACGAACACGGATTGCTGTCTGAGGTTTCCCACCCTTACAAGTCGCTAGTAAGGCGATTGTATTTGCGGGCGAAAGCCTGTTCGGATTCATTTGATCGGCATTTATGTTTGCATAAACACCAGGGATAACGAGTCCACGGCCACGCCAATAAATTCCTTTAAACGCCATCTATTATTCCCTCCTTATTTGACCGGACGGCCGCCGAATGAGGACAATACAGCCATCCAATCACTCATAGTCATCCTTTTATTTCCAAACTCTTGTTTCATAGCGGCAGCTAACATTGAGTCCTTTTTACCAAGAGACCGCCAAAACTCCTTGAAATGTACCCTTATTACTTCCGGTATAGCTGGTACTGCATTCTCGTTTTCCATTTTATTTACCTCTGCTTGATTGATTTCAGACCCTTACTCATGTCTGTAGTTTGTATGCGGTAACTAATATCTTCGGCATACTGATTCAGATAGATAGTGGCTGTACCAGAGCTTATGGATGTAAGCAATGGCGCCACGAATCTAGCACCGAGCGTTTTTACGACGATAGTATTTCCGACATAGGCGGCTCCGTTTTGAAGCGCACTGACTTGTTTTACCTCTTGAACGTCTGATACTCCCATTAACTGGCCTTCCATATCAAACAGAGCTAATACAATACCAGCAACCGCACCGGAATTACTAAATTCCGTACTCATAAGCACCGAACTAGCATCACTACAATCAAACATGGCAGCAGCGAGACCAGATATTCCATTTATATCTCCGGTGTCTGCGGCGGCAAGCGTGGTACGCAGGGCCGCATTCTTTGCTGTAACTTTTAATTCCCCGATCTTCATTAACTCGCGACCTCCTCTCTTTCCTTTACTTTGTTTCTCAACCTTGAAATTTCATCGCCCACAACTTTTTGAAAATCCACAAGCATCTCTATCCTCTTTTTAACAGTGTATTTCTTGAAATCGACGGACATCACAAAGTCGATTTTCTTATCAACCGAGATAGGCGCGAAATTGTAGTATGCTTTACAGATTTTTACCGATTTCTCATCTGCCATAAATACCTCCTTTATGATGAATCCATGTCCAATTCCACTTCTATTGGTAGAGTAAGGCTGCCAATCGTTATTCTCTTGATCACAGGCACCACGAGATGCGGTACTTGATCCATGACC